TAACTACGAACGCGTAGTTATATTTGATCTCTCACGAGAGATGGAAGAAAGGGTGCCCTATGGGGTTATGGAGACATTTAAAAATGGGTACTTTTTAAGTACCAAGTATGAAGTAAAAAGGGTTAGGTTTAATATTCCCCATGTTATCGTATTTAGTAATTTTAGCCCAGATAAAACTAAACTAAGTAATGATAGATGGGACATACACAATATAAATACTATATAGCCCAGGGTTTAGGGGTTTAGGGGTTTAGGGGTTTAGGGGTTTTTAGGGGTTTTTAGGGGTTGCGTCGCAGACCCCGTTTTCCAACTTCAGCTTGGGGCGAAGCCCGCGGTCTAAGGGTAGATGTATCTCATCATCAAGTTCTTCTGCCCGGTGTATTCCGGCAAACGTAGGAAATATTCCTTCGTCCATTGTAAATTGATCGCGTTGACATTCGCAACAGTATTGTCATTATACGTAGGATTGATTACAATAATAATGTCTTTCGCGTATCCCTTCTTAATCCTGGAACCATCTGTTCCACTAATATCATCGCCTACAGTAAATGATTTCCCTTTGGGGATAAATGCATATTCATAATTAAATAATTCGTTTTGTTCTAATTGCACTCTAGTTTTTTTGATAACTTTCCAATATCGCAAGAAATTGGCCATCATGTAAGGAGTAGCTCCAGCATTCCCTGTAGCAGTACGGGTGAACTCAATTGGCGTTGCGCCAAACGTTCCACTCGCGGCTCCAGGAAGAAATCCATCAGCACCTGGGATACTGTCCCAAGTTTTATAGGCGGTTTTATAAACGTCGCTGTTTATGTCACTAGTATTGACACATTCATAAATGTCCAGGATAATTGACAAGGCCTGCACATTCTTGATTGCCATATTAGCTTTTATAGATTTGACTATGAAAGGATATGTATTGTAATCTTGTTGCAAAGGCCGCGTTACGGTAGTTGTCGAAGATACAGAAGGAGTATAATGTCCGACCCTATTATAGACCTCATTAAGTGCGCGTCTTATTCCGGCAACGTCGTTTCCGAAGACGCCAATTCTAAAGTCTCTCTCTGCCAATTGAGCATCACTTATCAATACTGATTGAGTGGTGTTTGTAACAGGCAAGAAGACACCAACACTTTGACAAGCTTCTAATAGATGATGTGCCTCATCAGTGAAATGTAAAGCCTTTTCAACCTTACGCGCGAAGTTCTTTGCACGTACGACTGATCTAGGCTTTCTCGCACTAACTTTCTTTTGATAAAAGTCCTGTTGATTGGTTATGATACCAGACCTGCCACCAGTTGTAGATTTCCTTGTCAACGATCTAGACCTAGATCTTGAACCGGATCCCTTCGATCTTCCACTGAAGGAGACCCGCCTTTTTTTAGGGGTTCTAGGAGGAGTAGGTGGTACAGACATACTTCGGCCGCGAGCCATGCCTTGTCTTTGTAAGCGTTTAAGTTGTTGACGATTCCAATGATCTAGATATGCAAAACCTGCTCCGGCAATATATGGAGCAAAAGATTCAAAGTACGGAGCTAACGAATCTAAGTGAACAGCGGTATCTACAGTAGATGCGTCAGAAAGTATTGACGACAAAGATCTTAATGAGATCCCTGAATCAGCGCGCAAGCGGGACATTAAAAAATTTTTTCAAAAACCACATGATTTAAAATTGGTGCTCCGACGAAGGAGCAAATTCGGATGCCGCTGGGAGATGAATGTACCAAGGTTATAAAGAGGTGGGGAATAGTATTACCCCCACCTCGGTACACAGTACAAAAATGGCAGCAAAAAATTGGTGTTTCACCATAAATAATTTTTCAGAAGATGATAGAAATAATTGTAGCAACTTATGTACTGATCATTGCAACTATGCTATATACCAAATTGAACGTGGTGACAACGGAACAGTACACATTCAAGGATACCTGGAACTCAAAACAAGGAAGAGGTTGCCGCAGGTCAAACGAATACTCAGCGAAAGAGCGCACCTCGAGGTCGCTAGAGGATCACCGGACCAGAACCGTGCATATTGCACTAAACCTGAAAGCCGAATAGAGGGACCATTCGAACATGGAACCATATCTAAAGGCAAAGGTAAACGATCAGACATAGAAGCATTCGTGGAGGCAGCTACACAAGATCTAACGGAAGAACAACTAATTAGTGAACACGCTGCTGTCCTGGCTAAATACCCCCGATTCGTCGAGAGAGTTCGGAAACACCAGAAGGAGAAAGCCGTACAGCCTAGGTGTTTTACACCTAGACCGGGATGGCAATCCGAGCTCGTCGATTACATCGCCCAAGACCCCGACACCAGGAAGATCAGATGGTACACCGATACCATTGGTAACACAGGAAAGAGCACCTTCGCCCACGGAGTGGGCGGAGATGTATATGTGGTGACTGGAGGAAAGCATGCAGACATACTGTATGCCTATAACTACGAACGCGTAGTTATATTTGATCTCTCACGAGAGATGGAAGAAAGGGTGCCCTATGGGGTTATGGAGACATTTAAAAATGGGTACTTTTTAAGTACCAAGTATGAAGTAAAAAGG